ATTGGTCTACAAATAACTCGCCATCAAAGTTCTTGACCCTAACAAGGGCTGTTTGGTTGTTAAATCCAAAGTCAAGTCCGTAAAACGTATCTCCGCCATCAGGGAAGTTCCTTCTACGCTTCCAATGAGTATAAATGGTCGCTTGGGATATTGCTCTTTCCCCTAAACCATAAACACGCCAATATTCATGGTCGGCTGCTTTAAGCCTCTCAATCTCCTCAATGATGCCCTTCTCTAAAAAAGGGTTGTCTAGGTAAGTCGTAATCGTAAAGTCGGCATCTTCTCTCGGAACGACCTTGTCATAAATCCAGGAGTAGTAATCAGAAGGATTATAATCAATTACTATCTTTTCGGTTGTACGAAGGGACAACTGCATCCAAGATTCATAGTTTACCTCATTCGCCTCGTTTATAAACAGATAATTACGCTTTCGACCTCTAATCTTCTGCGGTTGGTCGGTAGAAACGAACTCTACGACATTCCCACCCAAAAAGTAGATGTTTTCGGTCTTATTGTGTTTCTCCTCGCTATAAAGCCCATACTTGGACAAAATCTCAATAAAGTCACGCATTACCGAACCTTTGATGGATGGTAACGAACTACGACATATTGTCAGCGTCTTTCCTTTCTCTTGAAGCAGTTTAACGATAAACCATGTAAGTACATTGTATGTCTTACCTGATCTCGTTCCTCCTTGCATGATGGAAATTCTCTTAGTAGAGTTTTGCAGTATTTCAAAGACTACGTTTGTGGTGACGTTCATAGGAAAAATTTTAAAAAATAGGTATAAAGTTTACTAATAGAAAACTTTTGGTTTTATAGGAAGGTAGGGGTCGTACTATTCGTAGTAGTCGTAGTTAGTACGAATGCTACGAGTGCTACGAGGCACTACGAGTTTTAGTTCATCTTTTCACTTTGCTATTTTAAGCCCCATTTAAGCCTTTCAATTCCAAAGTGGACACATAGTACTACACATAGGGTTAAAAGCCGTAGAATCGCCTTAAAATGCGAAATAGAGGCATTGTAGCTATTCCTCATACTCACCATCTTCATTAATATCCAATAATTCGCCTTTATCATGGTTATAAAGTGGGATTTCATCACTTTCTCCTGCCTTGTAAGCAGGTACGACCATTCCTGGCTCTGTTTGCGTATCAAAGTTGATTATCTCACCTTCAGGTAACGCTTTGTGCTCATCTCCGTCTATTTGTTTCATAATATCTCCAATTTGATTCGGTTTAACTACGTTGACTGTAATCTGCTTAACGACATCTCCTTCGTGAGCAACCTCAGTCTTTTCAATATATCCTCTTCTCTTGCCTCTAGTCTTTAGCAAGAACATCGTAGCTAAGGTATCACCCCTAGCAATCCTCTCCATTAGCTTTTGTTCGCCAAAGTCAAGCATAATCTCCTCAGGCTCGATTTCAGCTAATCTCTTAGCAAACTCAGGATCATCCTTCAACCAAGTTTTATACTGCGTCCTACCGACTCCAGAAGCCTCACATGATATGGTGATATTGCCAAAGTTCTCCTTGTAGGCTATGATAAAAGCCTCTTTAGCTATTTCTTTGAATTGTGCGTTCATATTATCTATTCTTTGTTGGTGTGCGTATTGATATAATGCTAGTAACCTTCTTCTCTAGGTTATCATAACCTAACCACTTGCCACAGTTAGTGCATTCAAACTGAGTTTCCTTTACTTGACTAAACCACACGTATCCTTCGGTAACTGTACCGCATTTACACGTGTAATCCTTTTTACCATAAGTATCTTTCATCTCAAATGTTTAAAAATGTTAAAATCATTGTTTTATATCAGAATTTTGGGGGGCACAAGGGGGGCATACCTTCCTTTACGCTAAAAAACAGGGTAGGGGGTAGGGTAGGGGAGGGGTTGTCTACCCTATTTAACATAATATAAGTTATCGGCTGTTTGCTCCCTCCTATTCGGTTGGTCATTTGTGGCTGTTTAGGTTGCTAAGTTAGTACGAATAATTTAATGATTGGATAGTGACTCAAACGGGAAAAGTAAAAAATGGGTGAACTATTATATTAATACACTACTTATACTATAATAGTATAAGAACATTATAATAGTATATATCTATTATAATATAGTATATTATATTCAATATTAAATTAGATATTAAACATTGGATAATAGTATATTGATAATTCAATGGTGAAACATTGAATAAACTATAAAAATAAACTTATAAATATTTGCATTTATTTAAAAATGTTTCAATATCTTTATTCCGCATTATAAAACAAAATGCACAATATTATGGACAAAGCATTGCAAATTTTATTCCCGATTCAGTTAGTATTGTTCGGGACATTCTTATTCTTTGTAGGGAAATTTATTTACTTAACTATTAAAACTAAATTATCATGAATCAATTTATTTCATTAGGTGAATGCATATTGATATGCATTGCAACCACATTATCATGGGCATTGATTAAAACTATTCTAGAATCATTCGATAAAAAATAACCTATAAACATTTACAAAATGAACATAAATATTAATATAATTGAACTAGCTAGTGAACTTGCTAGTGATAAATTGCACAATGATTGGGAAAATTCAATAAAGATATATAAAGATGATACAAGTGATTGTCTTGAATATACAGATGAAGCGCAAGAAATTTTTGATAATTTATATGATGAATTTTATTCAATGATTGAGAATTTTAAAAATTAACACAACACAACATGGAAAACACAACACAACACATTGAAACAATTTTAATTCCTTCTTTTTCGATAAGAAGGAAAATGATGGAAAACATATTGAAATCTATTAAGGAAGGTTATTTGCCTGAATCATGGAAGGATGATGATAAAGGGAATAATTATGAAAGTATTGTCATGACCTATTCAGGATATTATGCCATGAAGGATGATTGTATTATTGCGGAAGATGAATATCTACATGAATGTCAAGATGATGAAGATTATATTTATGATGAACTTGATGGAGAATATATATTGGAATGCAATGCAGCATTCGTAAACACTGACAATCATGGTTTTTATACTCATGTTCATAATTGTACTGATTCAAATAGTATTTATAGGTACAATAGTGAATGGATTAATGATGCATACATGGAAGAAAACAATCTTGTAATTGATGCTGATGATGATATTATGCACATTGATGATGTATATTATTGGGAATCGGATTGTCAATACCATTCCGAACCTGAATCGGATGATGATTGTGATATGGATGCAGCATGTATAAATTCCTATTCATACCGACCTGCAATGAAATTTCATAAATTATCGAATGAAAATGAAAATGCGCCTTTTTTCGGTATTGAATTAGAGGTTGAAAGGAAAAATAGTAATGGATTGAAGCATAAATACATGGCAGGAATCATAGAGCATGAACATTGGTATTTCAAGAATGATGGCTCATTGACTGATGGATTCGAGATTGTCACCCATCCCATGACATTCAATTATATTAAACAGGCTGAAAAAACTTTTTCCGATTCTCTTAAATTGTTAGTTGAAAACGGGTATAATAGTTATGATGCGAATACATGCGGTATGCATATTCATATCAGTAAAAATAATTTTAATACATGGCATTTATACCGATTCTTAAAATTCTTTGTTGAAAATAAGGAATTTATTGTGTCTATTTCACAAAGGAAAATGGAAAAACTTAAAAAATGGGCTAACATTGAGGATGACAATGATAGTTCATTGATATATAAAGCAAAGAAAAAAGATGGCAATAGTGAAAGGTATGTTGCAATCAATCTAAAAAATACTCAAACGATTGAGATTCGCATATTTCGAGGAACATTGAATTTTAATTCATTCATGAAAAACATTGAATTTGCACATGCACTATTCATGTACACAAAAGAAAATAAAGATGTTTCATTGGATGGATTCAAAAGTTATATTGAATCATCATGCGACTATTCCAATTTAAAAAAATTCATCAATTTAAAAAACTTATAAATTATGTGTATTATAGCAATTCAGCCAATAGGCGTAAAAATTAAAGAATCAATATTGAAAAATTGTTGGAATGCCAACAAAGATGGTGCTGGAATCATGTATGTTGAAAACGGAAAAATCATTGTAAATAAAGAGATGCATTCGTTTAATGAATTTATGAAACTGAAAAAACATGCTGATAAAGTACATTCAAATATTGTCATGCATTTTCGCATTGCAACAAGTGGTGGAATCAATGACAGGAATTGCCATCCATTTAAGGTGAATAATGACCTTTATTTCTGTCATAATGGAATACTTGATATTGATGTGCCATTGCATTCAAATATTAATGATACGCAAATATTCAATAATTCATTTATGAAAGGAATGCCTGATAATTTTGTGCAAAATGATTCAATCATGCAATTGATTGAGTTTACAATAGGCAATCGAAATAAATTCGTTTTTATGGATTCAACAGGACAATTTTATATCCTGAATGAAAATGCAGGGACATGGGACAATGGTGCATGGTTTTCCAATAATTCATATAAAAGTTCACCATATCAATACAATACAGGTACAAAATGGCATAAAGCTAAAAAATATTCATACCCGTATGAACTAGATAATGAAGATGAATTGATGCAATGTGAATCATGCAATGAAATTCATTTTAAGGATGATATGATGCATGAATCATATTTTGATATGATGTTATGCGAGAATTGCTATGAATATTGTATTGAGGAAAAATAATATTGTTGGTTTTCTATTGTGTAAGTGAATATCCTGAAATATGGGTATTCACTTTTTTAGGTATAAGGATGTACCAATTATAAAAAATAGCCAAAATAAGGCTATTTAAGACGCTAAAAATATAAAACAATGTAATACCATTACTAACATATTAAAATGGCTGAATCGGGCTAAAAATGGGCAAAGAATTGATTTTGTGCATTAGGTCATGATATTGCAAACATTATGTGTAATATTGATGTTTTAACATTGATGTTATGCCATTGATGTTGCAACATTGTTGACTA